TACACGAAGGCGGAGGCCAAGGCCGACGCTGAGCGGTACAGCGGGAAGTCGCTCGACAACGAGCCGAAGTACCCGTGGGGCCTGCAGATCCGCCTCGAAGACGAGGAGCTCAGCAAGCTCGGGATCAAGTCGCTTCCCGAGGTGGGCACCGAGTTCCACCTCACCGTCATCGCTCAGGTACAGAGCGCCACGGAGTCGAAGATGGCCAGCGGCCGCACCGACCGCTGCGTCTGTCTCCAGATCACGATGCTGGGCATTGACCTCGAGGAGTCCGCCGCCGAGGAGCAAGGCGAGAGGTCCACCCCCGCGTCAGAAGCTGCCGAAACGCGCAAGGCCACCAAGGGTGGCGTGCTGGGGAGGAGCTGATGGCCAAGCTCACCACCAAGGCGCGCAAAGCGCTGCCGACCTCGGCGTTCGCTGGCCCCGGCCGCACGTACCCGGTCGAAGACAAGGCCCACGCGGCCAACGCGAAGGCGCGCGCCACGCAGGCGGTCAACGCCGGGCGCATGTCGCCGGCCGTCAAGTCCTCCATCCTCACCAAGGCCAACAAGGTCCTGGGCAAGAAAGGCTAGCCATGCGCTCCTTCCAGATCGCCAACGCCACCAAGCTCGTGGCGGCGTCCAGCTCCACCGGCCTGGCTGCCACGCAGGTGTGCACCGGCCAGGAGCAAGGCATGTTCGTGTCCAACCCGAGCACGGTGGCCGTCTACCTGGCCATCGGCTCGTCGAGCGTTGCCGCGGCGATGCCCACCACCGGCACCCCGTCGTTCGGCGTGTGCTTGCCGCCCAGCGGCTTTCGCTCGTTCGACACCCCCGGTACCAACGGCTGGCTCTCGGCCGTCACCTCTGCCGGCGCTGCTGCGCCTGGCGTTCTCGCCACCCCTGGCTACGGCCAATAGACCTCTAGGAGCCCACCATGGCACTCGGAAGCACGGCCGTCGCTGGCCAGAATCGCGCCGCACTGCGTCGGCAGATGGAAACCTCGATGATGGGCATCCGTGCCGGCATCGACTTCGCCGGCTACGAGGTCGGCGAAGAGGACACGCGCCTGCCCATCGACGCTATCACCAGCACGGTGCCCACGTCGCTGTCGCCCAATGGCTTCTCGATCTTCAGCTGCACGGTCGCCTCCAGCGCGATCCACACGCTCAAGACTTCGGTGGCTGGCATCTACAAGACGCTCACCCAGATCAGCTCCAGCACGCTGGGCATCGCGGTGCAGTTCGGCGCGCTCGACCAGATCGTCACCACCGCCGGTTCGTCGTTCAACCAGATCGTGTTCGCTGGCGTCGGCCACACCGTCGGCCTGTCGTGCGTGAGCACGGCTGGTGCCGCCGGTGGCGCCGTGTGGATCAGCGCGAGCCCGGCGAGCCCGGGCCTGACGTTCTCTACCTTCTGATCCGAGTTCTTCCCCATGGCACATGGGGCCCGCTCGCAGGGTAGCGAGCGGGGCTTGTGACGGAGCCAGCGACCGGCCCTCCGACCAATGTGCCTAGCCGGCAATCCACCAGCGCCCTGAGGAGGGATTCATGGCCAACGAAATCGCGGATGCGCTGCGGCGCTTCGCAGACGAGATCGACAGGGGCTACCAGGTGCCCAACCCCATCGAGGCGTGCGTCGTGCTCGCCAACGGCGAGGGCGTGTGTGGCGCCACCTACATCGGCCGCAAGGCGCCCACGCGCGACGCGGGCATGTTCTTGCTGACCACCGGCCTGCAGCGCTTCATCCTCGGCAACCAGAAGGATGCGCCGGCGATCGCTCCGACTGTTCCTGTCGGCGGCTGGATGGGCGCCACGCGCGGGAGCACCCACTGATGAAGGTCGCTCTCGTCGGTTCGGCGCCGTCGTCCTGCCGCATCGCTCCCTACCAGGATCCAGCTTGGAAGATCTACGGTTGCTCCCCGGGCCTGTATGGCGTCGCCCCGCGCGTCGACGAATGGTTCGAGATGCACCTCTGGGAGCCGGGCGCGCCCTGGTTCTCGCCCGAGTACGTGCAGTGGCTCAAGGCGCTTCCCGCCCGCGGCGTCAAGCTCTGGACAGGCGCGGCCATCGGCGAAGTGCCGGGCAGCGAGGTCTACCCCTGGCAGGAGGTGCTCGACGAGTTCGACCCGAACTCCTGGTTCGCCACCTCGTCTCTCTTCTGGATGATGGCCCGCGCGATCAAGGCCGGTGCCACGTCGATCGGCTTCTGGGGCGTGGACATGGCAGCCGGCGAGGAGTACGAGATGCAGCGCGCCGGCATCCACTACTTGACCTACATCGCACGGGCCCGCGGCATTGAGGTAGGCATCCCCTCGGAATCCGACCTCTTCACGCCTCGCTTTCGCTACGCCGTTGACGAGTGGACGCACAGCTACCGCAAGGTGCGCGCGCGCCGCAGCGAACTCGAGCAGCGCCTGCGTGAAGCTGAGGCGCAGACCCGCGCCGCCTCCGATGCGACGCACTTCCTGCGCGGCGCGATCGAAGACCTCGGCTACATGCACAACACCTGGGCCGACAAGAGCGACTACCGCGGCCCGCGTGCCATTCCCCCTCAACCGCTGCCGGAGGCGTGATGGCTCGCCTGCTGCAGTACCTCCTGTCCATCGTTTTCAACCAAAGGAAGATCATGTCCGACCTCACCGACCTCCAGGCTGCCGTCGCGGCCAACACCGTGGCGATCGACAACGCCGTCGCCATCCACACCGCTGACAAGGCAACGATCGCCACGCAGGCGGCGCACATCACCGAGCTGCAGACGGCGCTCGACGCGGCGAATGCCCAGCTCGCCGGCAGCGCCAGCGACGGCGCCGCGCTGCAGGCGATGACCGCTCAGCTCACCGCCGATGACGCCAAGCTGCCGACTGCGACGGGCGCCGCAGCGACCTGAGCATGACCTCCCTGGACGAGATCATCGCCAGGGTTTCAGCGCTCACCCCTGAGGATCAGGCGGCGCTGTGGAAAGGCGCGGCCGCGCAAGTAGCCGACAAGAAGTGGATCCCGAATCCCGGACCGCAGACGGACGCCTACTTCTCGGAGGCTGACGTCCTTCTGTACGGGGGCGAGCCTGGCGGGGGCAAGAGCCAGCTTATCCTCGGGCTTGCCTTCAACGAGCATCAGGAAAGCGCCGTGCTGCGGCGCAAGTACAGCGACCTGGACCGCATCGTCGCGGATGCCCTGAAGATCCACGGCAGCCGGGACGGCTTCAACGGCTCGTCTCCACCGAAGTTGCGCATCAATGACCGGCAGAAGATCAGCTTCGCGGCCGCGCACCGCATCGGCGATGAGCAAGGTCAGATGGGCAAGGGCAAGGACTTGCTGGCTATCGACGAGGCGACCCACTTCGCCGAGTCCCAGATCCGGTTTCTCATGGAGTGGGTGCGGTCGGATGACCCCAACCAGCGCTGCCGCACCGTGCTGGCGACGAACCCACCCCTGACCGCCGAGGGCATGTGGGTCATCAAGATGTTCGCGCCGTGGCTGGATCCCACCCATCCGAAGCCGGCCAAGCCGGGAGAACTTCGCTGGGTCATCTCTGACAGCGACGGCAATGACTGCTGGGTTGACGGGCCAGGCGAGTACGAGACAACTGTCGCCGGCAGGCTGAAGATGGTCCGCGCGACCTCGCGCACCTACATCCCAGCCTCGGTGCGTGACAACCCGTATTACGTGGCCAGCGGCTACGAGGCGCAGCTGGACGCGATGCCCGAGCCGTTCCGCTCGCTACTCATGGGCGGTTTCCGAACTGCATTCCAGGACCAGAAGAACCAGATCATTCCTACGAAGTGGGTTGAGCAGGCCCAAGCGCGCTGGAAGCCAGAACCACCACGGGGCGTCCCCATGTGCACGCTCGGCGTGGATTGCTCGGGCGGCAGCACCGACCCGATGGTCATTGCGCCGCGTTACGACGGATGGTTCGCAGAGCTCGTCGAGACTCCAGGCAAGGACATTCCTGCCGCGCGGGCTGGCGCCTACAGCGCCGGCATCGTGCTGAGCCACCGATGTCATCAAGCGCTTGTCGTGGTCGACATGGGCGGCGGCTACGGCGGCCCGGTCTACGAGCACCTCGTCGCCAACAAGGTCGAGGTGAAGGCATTCAAAGGTGCAGAGGCGAGCCGACGCCGAACAGCCGACGGAAAGATGCGCTTCACCAACAACCGCACGGCGATGCTGTGGGGCATGCGGGAGGCGCTCGACCCTGGACAGCCTGGCGGATCGCCAATCTCGCTGCCTCCCGATCCGCTGCTGCTGGCCGACCTCACGGCCCCGACCTTCGAGGTCACCCCGCAGGGCATCAAGGCCGAGCCGAAGGAGGACGTCTGCGCCCGCATCGGCCGGTCTACAGACCACGGCGACGCAGTGTGCATGTCGTGGCACGAAGGGCCGCGCGAGCTGACGCACGCGATGGAGTGGATGGACCTGAAGGCAGGTCGCCGGGGCCAACTCAATCACGTTCCCAAGGTCGTAACTAGCGGTCGCACGCCGCTGTCGGCGCGCGGCCGCAAATGAGCACCCCAACCCGGAGGGCCTGACCATGTCCATCTTCGACGCCATCGGCGACATCTTCAGCAACGAGGCGAGCCACGTCGGCGACCTGCTCAGCTCGTGGGGAAAGAGCCCGGGCAAGACGCTCGAGCAGTTCGCGCTCGGCGCGCAGGACCCTATCGGCGCCAAGCTCTGGAGCGGCGTTACTGGGCAGAACTTCACCCCGTCCGTCGGACAGATGGGTGGCGAGACGAATGCGCAGTTCAAGCAGTCGGAAGCGGAGGGGGTCAACACGGGCCCCTCTCAGACTCTGGGCCAAATCGCCAACGTGGTCGCGGCTGTCTGGGGCGGCGCTGCGGCGGGCGGTGCTCTCGGAGGCGCGCTTGGCGGCTCCGGCGGCGGCGGCGCGGCGGCGACCGATGGCGCAGCCGGAAGCAGCGCGCTGGGGATTGGCGCTGGTACCGAGACGACCGCGGGCGCTGCCGAGACGAGCCTGAGTTCGGATGCGGCATTAGAGGCCAGCAGCGCTGGAAGTGCCGGCGGCGCTGGCGCTGGTGGCGCTAGCACTACGAACTCGGGATTCGGTGGCTCCGGCAGCGATCCGGCCGTGGCGTCTCCAGGCGCTGGCGGCGCCGGTTCGAACTCCAACTGGACGGACTTGGCGAAGACGGCAGCCAAGACGTTGGCCCCTACCGTTGTGAGCAGCCTGCTTCAGCCCAAGCCGCCGAAGACCAAGGCACCTACCGCCATGCCTGACCCGCTCGCCCAGCAGCAGGCCCAGCAGCAGAAGCTCCTACAGCAGCTCGCACGCCGCGGCCGCTCCAGCACGATCCTCACTAGCCCGGATGCGGGCGGCTCGCTCGGAGGTTGACCATGGACGCCAAAAAGCTCGTCGAGCTCGCCCAGAACCTGTTCGGCAAGAAGCTCGCGCTGAACTCGCTGTGGCAGGAGATCGCCGACAACTTCTATCCGGAGCGCGCCGATTTCACCCTGACGCGGTCGATTGGCACGGACTTCGCCGCCAACCTGATGTCGTCCTACCCGGTGCAGTGCCGGCGTGAACTCGGAAACCAGTTCGCGACGATGCTGCGCCCGACGGCGCGATCCTGGTTCCACCCCCGCGTGCGCTACAAGAAGAAGGCCAGCTCCGACGCGCAGGGCTATCTCGAATGGTTCGAGGAGACGCAGCGCCGCGCCATGTACGACGAGCGGTCCCTGTTCACGCGGGCGACCTCGCAGGGTGACCACGACTACGCCGCCTTCGGCCAGTGCGCTCTGAGCGTCGAGCTCAACCGGATCGGAGACGGCTTGCTCTATCGCTGCTGGCACCTGCGCGACATGGTCTGGCAGGAGAACGAGGAGGGGAAGCTTGGCCTGATCGCCCGCAAGTGGAAGCCGTCGGCCCAGACCCTCGTGCGCCTGTTCAAGGACAAGGTCCACGAGAAGGTCAAGGAGATCGAGACCAAGACCCCATTCGAGGAAATCGAGTGCATGCACTTGGTCGTCGAGGCCGACATGTACGACGACAAGGCCAACGGTCGTCCCCGGTGGTCGATCTACTACGACGTGGCGCACGACCAGATCATCGAGGCCACGCCGATCTGGGGCCGCTACTACATCATCCCGCGGTGGCAGGCCGTCTCGGGCTCGCAGTACAGCTACAGCCCAGCCACCGTCTGCGCGCTGCCTGACGCTCGCCTGCTCCAGGCCATGACCTTCACTCTGCTGGAGGCCGGCGAGAAGGCGACGCGGCCGCCCATGATCGCCACGCAGGATGCGATCCGGTCGGACGTCTCGGTGTACGCCGGCGGCATCACCTGGGTGGACATGGAGTACGACGAGCGCCTGGGCGAGGCGCTTCGCCCGATCACCCAGGACTTCCGTGGCTTCAACTACGGCGTGCAGATGAACCAGGACACGCGTGCCTTGCTCATGCGCGCCTTCTTCCTGGACACGCTCAAGTTGCCCCAGAACAGCCCCGAGATGACCGCCTACGAGGTCGGCCAGCGGGTGCAGGAATACATCCGCGCGGCGCTGCCGATCTTCGGGCCCACCGAGATGGAGTACAACGCCGCGCTCTGCGACGAGACCTTCGACATTCTCGCGCGCAACGGCGCTTTCGGTGCGCCCCAGTCCTGGCCGAAGGAGCTGCGCGGCGCCGACATCGCTTTCACCTTCGAGTCGCCGCTGCACGACGTCATCGAGCAGCAGAAGGGGCAGAAGTTCCAGGAAGCCAGTCAGCTCATCGCCGCAGCTATCTCGCTCGACCCGACCGCGCAGTACGTGCCCAACGCCGTCGTGGCGCTGCGCGATGCGCTCACGGGCATCGGTGTGCCGGCCACCTGGATGAACACGCAGGCGCAGGTCGACGACAAGGTGCAGCAGGGCCAAGCCCAGGCCGAGGGCCAGCAGCGCCTGGCCAACATCGAGCAGGCGTCCAACGCGGTCAAGAACTTCGGCGCCAGCGGCATGGTGCCCGCGCCGTCCAGCACCGCAGGTGCAATGGCATGAGCAGACCCGCACCGAAGCCCGACAAGCCAACGCTGGCGGCTGGGCCCTACATACCCGCGGCCTACGAACTGGCCGACGCATCCGCACTGCAGGCGCTCCAGCGCGGTGAGGCCACGCCCGACCAGCAGCGCCGCGCGCTCGACTGGCTCATCACCGCCGGCGCGGGAGCCTACGAGTTCCACTACTACCCGAGCGATCGGGATACCGCGTTCGCCCTCGGGCGCGCGTTCGTCGGCCAGCAGATCGTCAAGCTGCTGAAGCTCAACCTGATGTCCCTGAGGAGGGAACGAAATGCGATTTCTTCGACACCATCTCCGCAAGCCTGAAGACGGCGGCGAGGCCGGCGGCGCCGAAGGTGGCGCGCCGCCCGCGGCCACGCCTCCGGCTGCTTCGCCCCCGGCGGCCGGATCGCCTCCTGCTGCATCACCGCCGGCCGCGTCGCCGCCGCCCGCAGCGAGTCCACCTGCATCTGGAAGTCCGCCTGCCGCGTCTCCGCCTCCTGCCGCCGGTGCTGGCGCCGGTGCTCCCGACCCCGAGGCCAAGCCGTCCTGGCGCGAGGACTGGCGCGAGACCATGGCCAAGGGCGATGCCAAGGTGCTCCAGCGCCTGCAGCGCTACGCGTCGCCTGAAGCGCTCAGCGACGCCCTGATCAACGCCCAGGATCGCATCAGCAAGGGCGACTTGAAGCCCGTTCTGAAGAAGGATTCGACGCCTGAGCAGATCGCCGAATGGCGTGCCGCCAATGGCATTCCCGACAAGCCCGAAGGCTACGACCTGGGCAAGGGCGTGAAGGTGTCCGAGGAAGCCAAGGTCCTCCTCGACCGCTATCTGCCGATCGCGCACGCGGCCAACATGACCCCCGACCAGGTCAAGGCGAACCTCGGCTTCATCGCCGCGATGAACAAGGCCGACAACGAAGCGCAGGCCCAGCGCGATGTCGAACTCGAAGACGTCGGCGAGGAGACGCTGCGCGCGGAGTGGGACGGCGAGTACAAGCGCAACATCACCTTCATCAACAACCTGCTCGATGGCGCAGCAACGCCGGAGTTCAAGGACAAGCTGCTGGGCGGCCGCTTGGCTGACGGAACGCCAATCGGAAGTGATCCGACGGCGCTGCGCTTCCTGATGGGCCTGGCCCTGGTGCAGAACCCCACGGGCACGTTGGTGCCGGGCTTCAACAACAACCCGGTGCAGGGCGTTGAGGAGGAGATTGCCAAGATCGACAAGGTCATGCGCGAAGACCGCGCGACCTACAACAAGGACGAGAAGATGCAGGCGCGCTACCGCGAACTGCTGGAGGCGCGCGAGAAGCTCAAGCCCCGGACTTGAATCAACTCAAGTGACCCTTTTGACGCTGGACGGGACGGAGCAACACACTTCGTCCCGTACCAGTCAGCAAGGCCCCGTAGGCCGGCTGCCGGCGCCCTGTGAAGGGCCACCCCGCGCAAACGCCATAGGACGGACACCCCGAGCGACACGGTTGACCTCAATCGTTTCCTCCAGGAGTCCCTCATGTCCGACAGCGCATTCCAGATCCAGTACCGGCAGGAGTTCATCGCCGCGTTCGAGCAGCACCAGACGCTGCTTCGTGAAACGGTGACCACCGAAGCCGTCATCAAAGGCCAGCAGGCCGTTTTCCTCGTCGCCGGTTCCGGCGGTGCGTCTGCGGTGACCCGCGGCCTGAATGGCCGCATCCCCGCGCGCAACGACTCGAACAACCAGAACACGTGCACCCTGCAAGAGTGGCACGACCTGGTGCGCAAGACCGGCTTCAACGTGTTCGCCTCGCAGGGCAACCAGCGCGCGATCATGCAGATGACGACCATGGCGGTGATCAACCGCAAGGTCGACGAGCTGATCATCAATCAGCTCAACACCGGCACGGTCACCATCGGCGGCACGGGCGCGCTGCCCAACGTCTCGCTGTTCCAGAACTCGCGCGTGAAGCTGTCCAACGCTTCGGTGCCGTGGGACTCGAACATCACGCTGCTGTGCCAGCCGTCGGTGATCGCCTACCTCGAGCAGGCCACCGAGTTCGCCAACGCGCAGTACGTCGACGTCAAGCCATTCGCTGGCCAGAACAACGCCTCGTGGAAGGACAAGCCACAGGCCTACCGCTGGCGCAACGCGCTGATCGTCGAGCACCCGAACCTCCCGGGCAAGGGCACCTCGAGCGAGAAGTCGTTCATGTATCACAAGACGGCCATGGGCCACGCCATGGACACGGCGGGCATCGAGACGCCGGTGGGCTACGACGAAGAGCAGGCCTACACCTGGGCCCGCGCGTCCTGCTACATGAACGCGCTGCTGCTGCAGAACACCGGTGTCGTCATCTGGACCACAGATGGAAGCGCTTACGCCTGACGCGCCATGAAGATCATGACCCGCAAGGAGGCGATTGCCTCCGGCCTCACCAGGTACTTCACCGGAAAGCCGTGCCCGAAAGGGCACATCTCCGAACGAAGGATCAGTGGCGCCTGCGGGGATTGCGCGCGGCTCGGCAATCTGGCGTGGCATGCGGCGAACGCTGACAGATCCAAAGCGAAAAAGGCTGCCTCCCAGCAGCGCAATCGCGGATCTGCCAACGAGCGGAACCGGCGCTACGCGGAAAGCCACAAGGCCGAGATGGCCGAAAAGGCCAAGGCCTGGAATGCCGCAAACCCCGGCCGGCGCGCCGCGATCCGCATGAGCTACACCGCCGCGCGGATGCAACGCACACCGCCTTGGGCTGACCTGGACGCTATCACGGGCATGTACGAACTGTGCGCAATCTTCCGCACGGCCGGTCTAGATCTCCATGTTGACCACGTTGTTCCGCTGCAGGGCAAGAAGGTCAGCGGACTCCACGTCCCCGACAACCTGCAGTTGCTTCATTCGTCGTCGAACCGTTCGAAGCTCAACCACTTCGCGGTTCACTGAAAGGAAAACATCATGTCCTACTTCGGCACCACGCAGCTCTCGTCTGTGGCCAATCCGCCGCGGCAACTCGTCGCACCGTTCGCCTGCAACCCGGCGCTGTCCGGCTCGACCGAGTTCCTGTCCACGCAGGGCTCGACCGCGGCCAACAACCCGAACGGCCCCGGCGGCGGCGGCGGTGGCCTCTGGTTCTACGCTTCGACGAACCTGACCACCGACCTCACAGCGGCCAACTTCTTCAGCGACGGCTTCTACCTCGGCATGCGCGCCGGAGACGTCGTGATGGGTGTGCAGTTCTCGTCGCTGGGTTCGACGGTCACCACCTTCCAGGGCGCCATCGTGTCGGTGTCCACCGCCGGCGCGTCGCTGTCGACCGGGTCGCTGATGACCTCGACCTTCAACTGAGTCTCCGCCCTGATCAAGGGCTTCATGCGGGCGGCCCCTCAGAAGGTCGCCCGTTTTTTCTTTCACTGAGGAGTGGAAATGTCCGAAACCGCAGAGAAGACCAAGCCCGTGGCTGCCGCCCCGGCTGAGATCAAGACCGAGAAGAAGCGCGCCGTCGTCGTCGACCCGCAGCGCATGCAAAGCGCCGAGTACGTGCGCCGCGAGTGGGTGTGCACCGCAGAAGAGGGCACGACCGCTGACGATGTCATCGACCCCGGCTACTGGGCGCACATCGCCGCGCAGCTCACGATCTACGACCGTATCGAGGTGCGCGTCGACACGGGCGAGTACCTGCTGGAGCTGCTGGTCAAGGACGTCGGCCGCAACTGGGCCCAGGTCGCAGTGCTCCATCACCACGACCTGGCCGGCAAGGTCAAGACCGGCCAGGCGATGGAGGCCGAGTTCGAGGCGCTGTTCAAGGGCCCGCAGCGCAAGTGGTGCGTGATCCGCAAGTCCGACGCCAAGGTTCTCGAGGAGCGACTCGCCGACAAGACCGCAGCCTTGGCCTGGATCTCGAACTACGAGTCCACCATCCTCGCGCGCTGAGCGGCGGCCATGGCCACCATCACGCAGCTGACCTTGTACAACGACGCGCTGCTGGAGTGCGGCGAGCGCTTCCTCGCGTCGTTGACGGAGAACCGCGAGCCGCGGCGCCTGCTTGACCAGGTGTGGGCCTCGGGTGGTGTGGCCTACATCCTCGAGCGCGGGCAGTGGAACTTCGCCACGCGCTCACAACAGCTCGACTACGACTCCAGCATCTCGCCGGGGTTCGGCTATAGCCGCGCCTTCGACAAGCCCACGGACTACTGCTGCACGCGTGCAGTGTGCTCCGACGAGTTCTTCCGCGAGCCGCTGATAAGGCACGTAGACGAGGGCGGCTACTGGTACAGCGACCTGGACACGATCTACGTGCGCTACGTATCCAGCGATCCCAACTACGGGATGAACCTCAACAAGTGGCCGCAGACCTTCCGCGAGGTGGTGGCCGTGCACTTCGCCTCGAAGATCATCTCCAAGCTGTCCAACAGCTCGATCACGACGACTGACTTGGAGAAGAAGCGCGACCACATGCTCAAGGTCGCCAAGAACTCCTCGGCCCAGCAAGAGCCCACGCAGTTTCCGCCCATCGGATCCTGGTCGCGCGCGCGCAACCGCTTCCCGAACCGGCGAGACGGCGGGAACTCGAGCAACAACGGTTCGCTGATCGGCTGACATGGCCCGCGCAATCCCGTCCCTGTTCAGCCTGAACCGCGGCGTCGTGGATCGCCGCGGGCTGGCGCGCGCGGATGTCAAGCGATTGGCGCTGGCTGCGCAGGTGCAAACCAACTGGATGGCCAAGGTACTAGGCCCGATGATGCTGCGCGTGGGCTTCGGCTATCTCGGCGGCATTCTGAACAACGCGCCGTGTCGCTTTCTGAAGTTCATCTTCGCGACCGATGATCTGGCCGAACTCGAACTCACCGACAGCTCGATGCGCGTCTGGATCGGGGACGCAGTTCTCACACGCGCGGCAGTCGCCACGACGATCACCAACGGGACGTTCGACACGAACCTGACGGGCTGGACCAGTTTCGACGGCGCGGGCGCGACATCGTCCTGGGTAGCTCCCGGCTACCTGCAACTGCAGGGCAACGGCACCAACCGCGCCGTGCGCGAGCAGCATGTCACTAACTCGTCGGCCAACGTGGCTCACGGAATCCGCATCGTCATTGCGCGCGGCCCGGTCTACATGCGCATCGGCTCCAGCTCAGGCGCGGATGACCTGCTGTCGGAGACGGTGCTCTACACCGGCACGCATTCGATCGAGATCTCTCCCGGCGCCGGCGACTTCTACATCCGCTTCTTCAGCTCCGCGTCGCAGGTCGTGTGGGTCGACTCGTGCACGATCGAGGCGGCCGGCGCGGTCGTGCTCCCGACGCCATGGGTGGCTACCGACTTCAACAACGTTCGCTATGACCAGTCGGCCGACGTGCTGTTCGTCGCCTGCAAGGGACGCCAGCAGCGCCGGATAGAGCGCCGCGGCACGCGTCCGGGCGGCCGTGGGTGGTCGGTGGTGCTGTACCAGTCGCCAGACGGTCCTTTCCTCCTGCAGAACACTGGCCCGATCACGCTCGCTGTCAGTGCGATCACGGGCAACATCACCGTCACCGCGTCGCAGTCGCTCTTCAAGACGACGCACGTTGGCGCTCTATTCAGCATCACGTCGGTGGGTCAGCAGACTACTGTGGCGGCCGCGGGAACGAACACGTTCTCGCCGTCGATTCGGGTGACGGGCATTGGCTCACAGCGCACCTTCGGCATTCTGATCACCGGCACCTTCGTCGCCACGGTGGTACTGCAGCAGTCGTTCGACAATGCCACTTGGGCCGATGTCTCAGGAAAGACCTGGACGGCACCGACTGCCACCACATACGCTGATGGCCTGGACAACCAGATCGTCTATTACCGCATTGGCGTCGAGGCGACCTACACCAGCGGTACCGCCAACGCGACGCTGACGTTCTCGCAAGGCAGCATCCGCGGTGTCGTGCGCGTGACGGGCTACAACAGCGCGACGAGTGTGAGCGCCGAGGTTCTGACCTCCCTGGGCGGAACGAGCGCCACCACAGTGTGGGAGGAGGGCAAGTGGAGTGACCTGCGTGGCTGGCCGACGGCTGTAGGCATCCACGAAGGCCGCATGTGGTGGGCCGGCCAGAACGGCGTGGAGGGCTCCGTCTCCGACGCGTTCGATTCCTTCGACGAAACGGTGGTGGGCGACTCCGGCACGATCGATCGCACCGTGGGTTCTGGCCCAGTGGACACGATCAACTGGATCCTGTCGCTCAAGGGGATGCTGGTCGGCGCGCAAGGAGCGGAGTACTCGGTGCGGTCCTCCTCGCTGGACGAGCCGCTCACGCCCACGAACTTCAACCTGAAGGCGAGCTCTACTCAGGGCTCCGGGACCACGGCCGCGGTCAAGGTCGACCAGATGGGCTACTACGTCGATCGAACCGGCTGCAAGGTGTTCGAACTCTCGTTCGACATTCGCAGCTACGACTACACGTCGACCGACCTGATGGAGCTGGCGCCCGAGCTCGGCCTGCCGGGAATCGTTCGAATCGACGTTCAGCGCAAGCCCGACACGCGGGTGCACATGGTGCGCTCGGACGGAACGGCAATCGTCTGCGTGCTCAATGCGCAGGAGGAAGTCCGCGCCATGATCCCGATCACCACGAGCGGCTTCATCGAAGACGTCGTGGTGCAGCCGGCCATCGGTGGCAACCTGGACGACCAGGTGTACTACGTGGTGCGCCGCACGATCAACGGCGCGACGGTGCGCTACCGTGAAAAGTGGGCCCAAGAGGTCGAGTGCCGGGGCGACCAGCCGCTGTGCAAGCTGGCTGACAGCTACCTAACGTTTTCGAGCACGCCCACCAACGTCTTCTCGGTTCCTCACCTTGTTGGCCAGAGCGTGGTGGTCTGGGCCGATGGCGCGGACGTGGGGACCGATGACTCGGGGACGACCTGGGTACAGCGCTACACGGTGGACGGCTTGGGCAACGTCACGGTGCCCAACTATTACTCCAACGTCGTGATCGGGCTGCCGTACACGTCGCAGTTTCAGAGCGCGAAGCTGGGCGTGCAGAGCACGGGCTCGATGCTGAACCAGCAAAAGAAGATCGGCCACATCGGCCTGATCCTCGCCGACACGCATCGACGTGGCGTGCGCTTCGGGCCGTCCTTTGACTACCTCGACGACATGCCGCAGATCGAGAACGGCACGGCTGTCACCCAGGAGGTTGAGGCCGACTACGACGAGAACCTCATCGAGTTCCCCGGAACGTGGACCACCGACATGCGCGTATGCGTTGTGGGTACCGCACCGAGGCCGGCCACCGTCATGGCCATCACCATCGACGAGGTGCAAAACAGCTGATGGGACTCTTCGACACACTCCAGTCGGCCATGTCGGGCAGCGCCGACCCGATCGACCTGAACAGCATTGCCGGGAACGTGCAGGCGCTGGGCTCGAACATGAGCGCGGCCAGTCACGTCCAGTTCGGCATCCAGGCGCGCCAAGCGGCGCAGTTCCAGGCCGACCAGTTGCGCCAGAACGCGAACTCGGCGCAGGCTGCGTCGCAGCGCCAGGCCTTCGACATCGACCGCCAGACGCAGTTCATCACATCGCGCGCACTCGCCGTCGCCGCGGCCAGCGGCGGAGGTGCATCCGACCCGACGGTGGTGCGCTTGATCGCGCGCGACGCTGGCGAGGGCGCCTACCAGAAGTCGCTCGCCCTGTATGGAGGAACCGACCGCGCACGCCTCGACCTTGAGAACGCTCAGGCCAAGACCTACGAAGGTCAGACGACCGAGCGCAACTCGCTCGAGGTGGGCGCAGCTGGATACGCCAGCGGTGCGACCAATCTGCTCAAGAGCCGGGCCAAGGGAGCATCGCTCCTGCAACGGTTCGGCGGAGACGGTCCGCAGGTCGGCGGCTTCAGCAACGCCGGCGGCGTGGGCGTCGGTGACGCGGGCTGGGGCAGCGACATTACCGGCGGGGGCAGCTGATGCCTACGTTGCCAGACGTCACCGCGTTTGGAGGCAGTGCCGCGCCGCAACCCGCCAGCGGTGTCGCTGCGTACGAACCACCCAACTGGCGTCAGGTTGGCATGGCAGGCCAAGAGGTCTCCAGTGCCGGCCACGACCTGGAGTCGGCCGCCGACACCATCGCGGCGACCAACGAGCGCCAGGACACCATCATCGCGCAGTCGGCCGCCAACTCGCTACGCCAGGCTTCCGTCACCTTGCAGTACGACCCGAACCAGGGGTTCGCCAGCGTCAAGGAGGGCGGGACGGTCGGCCAGCAGTTCGTCGACAACTACGCCAGCAAGTTCGCCAACGCCCAGCAGGATATTCGCTCGAAGCTGACGTCTCCGGCGCAGCAGCGGCTGTTCGACCAGCACGCCGACGTGGCGAGCATGCAGTTCAAGCAGGCGCTGCTCGAGCATCAGGCAGTGCAGACCGACAAGTTCAACGACACGACGGCCAACGACACCGTGACGCTGGCGCTGCGCAGCATGGCCCAGCGGCCGGCCGACGATGTGAACTTCCAGACCCAGATGCTCGCGATCGGCTCGACCATCGACAGCATCGGCCAGCGCAAGAACCTGCCGCCCCAGGCAGTCGCTGCGCTCAAGGGGCAGTACTTCGACGCGGCCTACGGTACGCGCATCCAGGCGATCGCCAATGGCATCCCGGGCGTGGTGCAGGCTGACCCGTACAAGGCCGAGGCGATGTTCAAGCAGGTGCAGGACCAGCTTGGGCCCGCAGCGCAGCTCGGCTTGGCACATGACGTGCAGAGCGCTATCCGCCCGGTGCAGCAGCGCGACATGGCGCTCAAGATCGTCAACGGAGACTTGCCCACCAGCCCCGATGTCCTGTACCACGTCACGCAGGGTACGACACCCATGGCTGCCGTGGTGGAGCATATGGAGAGCGGTGGCAATCCGAACGCCGTGAGCGTCAAGGGTGCGCAGGGCGCCATGCAGGTGATGCCGGATACGGCCGTCAATCCTGGCTTCGGCGTGAAACCGGCCCAACTCGGGGCCGATGGCAAGCCGCTGCCGGGCGAACTCGAGCGCGTCGGCCGCGACTACCTCGGTGCCATGACCGCCCGCTACGACAACCCGGCGCTGGTGCTGGCCGCCTACAACGCCGGCCCGGGCCAGGTCGACAAGTGGATCCAGCAGTTCGGCGATCCGCGTATCGGCCAGATCAGCACGGCCGAGTGGGTCAACAAGATCCCCTTCGCCGAGACCAACCACTACGTGGCCGCTGGCCTGCAGCAGCTCGGCGCTGCGCGCAACGACGTCGTGGCTGCCGACCAGGCCAAGGTGAACCCGGCGCAGTCTGCGGGAACGACCGGCGCTGATGGCGCGCTGCCGCCAGTCTCGCGCGTCGCTCAGCCTCAGGCACCAACCGCCAACGACATGAAGACGCGGCTGCCCGGCATGATGGCCGCGGCGCGCGACTCCTGGCTGCAGGCCTACCCGAACGACATCGTAGGCGCCGATGGCGCGGCCACGCGGGTGGCGAGCTACGCGCAGCTGGCCATCTCGGCCCAGCAGGCCCAACAAGAATCTGCTCGCGACACCCTGACGCGCGCGCTGGTCGGGGCGGCGCCAGATGGCTCGCAGCGAGCCCAGACGATGGACCAGCTCCTCGCTGACCCGCAGACGAAGGCGGCCTGGAACGCGGCGACACCCGAAGTGCAGATGGCCATCCAGGATCGCATGAAGAACGGCGGCGACCCGCCGCGCACGCAGGCGACGCAGGCCAAGGTCTACGAGCTGATGGGGATGTACGCGAACAACCGCCAGGGCTTCGCCAACATGGACCTGACGCCGCTGATCCCGCAGTTGCCCTACGCCGACTTCGACAAGCTCACCGGCATGCAGGTAGCAGCGCGCAACAAGGCGGACCTCGACGCCGACCGCTCCAACAACATGCTGCATGCGCTGTCGCTCGCCAAGGACTACGCGCTGCTGCCGGCCCACGTGCAGATCCCGGACAAGAACACGTCGGCCACCTCCGACATCGCCAAGAACTTCAACACGTTCACCGGCGCGTTCGGGCAGGCGCTCGACCAGTTCCAGGCCAAGAACAACCGCCGCGCGAACGACCAGGAAATCATCCAGATCGCCAAGGGCCTGACGGCCACCGTCCAGACGCCCGGCCGCCTGTGGGGCACCAACGCGACGCCAGCCTATCAGCTCACGCCGGAGACGGTCGGCGCTGCCAAGGTCGATGTACCCGCGGACTTCCGCGCAGGCATCACCGCGTCGTTCAAGGCCAAGGGCAAGCCGGTTACCGAGCAGGCGATCCAGACCGCGTACCTCCTGCACCTGAATCCCACCCTCGCAGGACAGCACTGACATGCCGGGCCAGATCGACTTCGACACCCTCGCCGACCAGGCTACCGCGCCGGCCGTCGCTCCGCCGCCGCCGAGCAGCGCGAACTTCGACGACCTCGCCGGCCAAGTCATCGACATGCAGGCGGCCGTCGACCGCCAGCGCGCGCAGAAGAATCTGGTGCAGGCGCAAGGCTCCAATCCAGATTCCGAGGCCAAGGCACTGCAGGCCTCGAAGGCGCTGGGCATCCCGCAACCGGCTGCGTCGGCCAACCTGCAGGAGGCCACGCAGTCGGCGGACCTTCAGAAGAACATGCAGACGCTGGCAGCAGCGCCGGGCCTGTCGTCCTTCATCGGCTCGAACCCGCTGGCTGCGCGCATCGCGCAGGACGACTTCGACAAGCTTGGCACGCTAGACCGCATGTGGACGGCGCTGAAGACTGGCGCGGCCACGGCCATCGACTCAAACGCACTAGGCCGCCTTGGCAACGACAAGCAGGCCGAGACGCTGTTTGGCGCAGATTCATCGCAGACCGACCAGGCAATCCAGACATTGGAGGGCCGCGTCGCCGCCACGCCGCGCCTGACAGGGGCACTCGGAACGGTGCAGCAGTTCACGGGCTTCGTCGCGGGAATCGTCAACAACGCGATCGTCGGCGGAGGCCTTGGTGCTGGTGCCGGCGCCGCGGTTGGCGGCGGTCTGGGCGCTGCGGCTGGTGGTGTGGGCGCTATCCCTGGAGCTGTTGCTGGCGCGGGCACAGGAGCGCTGATCGGCTTCAACGCTGACATGGCACAGGTAGCGGCTGGGAACGCCTACCTGAAGATGGGACAGATGCGGGGCGCTGACGGACAGCCGCTTTCAGAGGCCGGCAAGCAGTTCGGTGCCATCTTCACGGGTGCCGCGACCTATGCGCTCGGCACCTACGGCGGCGCTGTCGAGAGCAAGCTGCTTGGGGGCAACGCCGAGAAGATTGCCCAACAGGCCGTGGAACAGGCGGTCACCACGCCGACCTTCGCGCGCGCCGCAGCGTCGTTCGCGGGCAGCACCGCCAAGGGCGCGGCCGCTGGCGCCGGCTTCATGACGGCCATGGAGGCCTCCAACATCGTGGGAGAGCAGATCGCCAAGGCGCTGACGGCCGGCAACTTCGGCACCGACCCGCAGGAGATCGTCAACCGCCTATCGGAGGCCGCACTGAATGGTGCGCTTACGCTCGGTGCACTGCACGCGACGATGGGCGGCATCGGCCTGTACGGTGACGCTCGCACCGCTGTGCGCGCGCAGGCGCAAGCCACGATGTTCAAGAACATCCTGGAAGGTGCGGCCGAGTCCAAGACCCGCCAGCGCGATCTGGACACGTTCCAGCAGTTCATGCAGGCGCAGACCAACGGCTCGCCGGTAGAAGACCTGCACGTCCCGGCATCGAAGATCCGCGAGCTGTACCAGGGCATGGCCATCGATCCGGCCAACCTCGAGCCGGGCAGGGATCCGGTCTTCGGCTTCGTGCCTGACATGGCCAAGCAGCTGGCTGATGCCGAGAACAATGGCGGCGACGTCGTCATCCCCACGGCCGACTTCGTGGCGCACCTGGCCGGCTCGCCTGTCGCCGAGAAGTTGCTACCCGACATTCGCGTGGGCGCTGACGCGATGAGCCTGAACGAGGCCAAGCAGTTCCAGGAAGAGTACGAGGCGCGCATCAAGCGGGCAGTCGACGAGGCTGCTGGCGCGAAACAGGAAGCCGATTCGGCGCAACAGATCGCCGAGGATGTGCGACAAAAGGCCATCGCGGCGGGACGACCGGCAGCGGAGGCGAGTCGCTACGGCCAGATCTTCGCCTCGCGCTACGTAGCACGCGCGGAGCGTCGCGGGCTCGGCGAGGATCCGGCGGCGCTGTACAAGGCCGAAGGCGTCCAGATTGGCGAAGCTGCTGGCGAAGGCCGCATCCTCAACCAGGGCGCAGTCGACCAGACCACGACGCCGGAGTTCAAGAAGTGGTTCGGCAAGAGCAAGGTGGTCGACGAAGACGGCGTGCCGCAGGTCATGTACCACGGCACGGGCGCCGACATCGAGTCCTTCAAGGGCAAGCAGGCCAGCTCGATCTTCGTGGCGGACCACCCGATCGTCGGCGAGGCCTACGCTGAAGCGTCTGCGCAGTGGCTGAAGAAGCACGGCATGGAGGGCGGCGCGAACATCATGCCGGTCTTCGCGAAGGCCGAGCACCCATTCGACTACGAGAATAGCCACCACGTCCAAGCTCTCGTCGACCGCCTATTTAAGGACACGCCGACCCACGAGCAGGGCGACGGTCAGAAGGCGCTCATCCTGGACGGGAAAAACACGCTGTACACGGAGCCCGTGCTGCGGGAAGCCCTGGCCAGCGGCGACTGGAAACTGATCGAATCGCCTGAGGTACAGAAGGCAATCAAGGCCGAGGGTCACGACTCGTTCTACGTGCACGAAGATGGCTTCAAGAACCTGGGCCTGCACAACCCAGAGCAACTCAAGAGCGCTATCGGCAACCGCGGCACCTTCGATGCAAACGACCAGCGGATCCACTACCAAGACGAGCGCGGCAAGATCCAGTTCAACGACGCGCAGGCCGTTATCAGTCTCTTCGAGAAGGCCGACAGCTCCACGCTGATCCACGAGGGCGGACACGCGTGGCTGGAGGAGCTGGCCGCCGACGCCGGCGCCGAGACTGCTCCGGCGCAGCTGCGCGACGACATCGCCACCGTCCGCGAGTGGCTGGGCAACGACGGCGGCGAGTTCACGACCGAGCAGCACGAGCAGTTCGCGCGCGCCGCCGAGGCCTACCTGATGGAAGGCAAGGCCCCCAGCCGCGCGCTGGGGCGGGTCTTCAGCCGCTTCAAGCAGTGGCTAACGAAGATCTACCGCACGGTCGCGGCACTCGACACGCCGATCAACGACGACATCCGCGGCGTGTTCGATCGGCTGCTGGCCACCGACGCCGAGCTGGCCGAGGCCACAAAGTCCACCGGCCTCGAGCCGAACTTCGCCGATCGCAAGCAGGCCGGCATGACCCAGGCCGAGTGGGGCGCGTACCTGCGCACCATCGACCGTGCCAACCAGCAGGCCGAGTCCACGATGCTGGACAAGATGATGGCCACCGTCCGGCGCCAGCGCACCGCGGAGTATCGCGAGGAGCGCGCCAAGGTGGAAGACGACGTCGCCAAGACCGTCGACGCTCGACCCGACATGCAGGCGCTCAACCTGCTGCGCAGCGGCAAGATGCCCGACGGCTCGGACATCGGCGAGCGGATCCGCCTGAACACGAACTTCGTGGTGGAGGTCTACGGCAAGGACGGCCTCGAGGCGCTGCCCAAGGGCATCACCAGCAAGGACGGCTTCGATCCAGCCTACGTCTCGGAGATGCTGGGCTTCGACTCGCCCGACGAGATGATCCGCGGGCTGCAGTCGCTCGAAGGCCAGCAGCGCGAGATCCGCCAGGCCGAGGGCGAGAAGCGCGGCATCCGCCAGTACCTGATCGACCAGGAGACCGACGCCCGGATGGCCGAGCGCAAGGGCGAGCTCACCGACGAGGCGTCGATCAAGGACGAAGCAGTCGCGGCGCTGCACGGAGAGGGCCAGGAGGAACTGCTGACCACGGAGCTGCGCTACCTGCGCCGCATGGGCGCGCAGGCGCTCCTGAAGCAGGGCGAGCGCCGCTCCGAGACCGGGACGCCAGAGCCGAAGGAGGGCGACGCCGCGCTCAAGTCCGCGCAGTGGAACGAGCAGGCCGAGAAGGACATGACGGCCGCGCTGCGCGAGTCGGTCACCGTCACCAAGCCCATGCTCGAGGCGATGCGAGGGCGCGTCGACCAGGTGCTCGCCGGCAAGACGACCGCCGAGATCGGCCGCTTCAACAGCTTCCTGCGCGACGAGCGCAAGGCGGCGCGCGAGGTGCAGGAGGCGATCCTCGCTAAGGACTGGGGCGCCGCGGCGGCTGCCAAGCAGCGCCAGATCATCTCGCACATCCTCTACACGAAGGCGCGCGCGGCCGCGGCGGAGGTCGAGCGCAGCACGCGCAACTTCGAGCGCGCGACGGCCAAGCCTTCGTCGAAGTCGACCGACGCCGAGTACAACAACCAGATCCAGGACCTGCTCGGGCGCTTCGGATTCGACTCGGGCCGCGGCGCGGAACTCCAGCGCACCAAGGGCGGCACGCTGCAGGAGTTCGTCCAGAAGCAGTCCGAAGACCACGGCATCGAGTTGCAGGTCGATCCGGCGCTGTTCGAGTTCGCCGGCAAGCCCGTGGGAGACCTGACGCTGGGCGAGTTCCGTGCGCTAGATGAGGCGGTGCGCTCCATGCAGGAGATGGGCCGGGGCCTCAAGATGATCGAGGTCGATGGCGTCAAGCGCGACTTCGACGAGGTGCGCGACGAGGTGGTGGCCGCGATCCGCGATCTCGGCGAGCGGATGAAGTCCGACTACTACGACCCCGCCGACGCCGGCAAGCTGGCCGCCGCCAAGGAAGCGATCTTCCACACGCTGCGCGGCATCGACGCTTCGCTCACGAAGCCAGAGGCGCTGTTCGACCAGATCGACCGCGGCGATCCTCTGGGCATCATGAACCGCGCGGTGTTTCGCCGGCTCAAGGAAGCGCAGCACCGCGAGGACCGTACCCAGGAGGTGGCTGCCAAGGCGCTCAAGGACGCCGTGGCCGACGCCGGCAAGGGCTGGCAGAAGCACCTCCGAGACGCGCTGCCCGACGACCCGAACCTGCGCAACCCGGAGACGGGCCGGCCGATGAAGCTGACCCGCCAGCGCATGCTGTCGATCGCCCTGAACTGGGGCAACGACGGCAACCGCATCAAGCTGGCCGACGGCTACCGCTGGGATCCGCGCGCGGTCAAGTCGTTCCTCGACAAGAACATGACGAAGGCCGACTGGGACTTCGTGCAGAGCGTCTGGAAGATCTTCGACGCGAACAAGGCCGACCTTGATGCGCTGCAGAAGCGCGTCACCGGCGTGGGCCTTGACCTGGTTCAGGCAGACCGCTTCAGCACGCCGCACGGCGAGTACGAGGGCGGCTACTACCCCATCGTCTACGACGCGGCGCGCGACCAGAAGTCCGAGACGCACGCCGAGAAGAACGCCGCCGACACGCTGTTTCCGAACGGCTACACCCGCGCCACCACCCCGAAGGGCTCGACCATCAGCCGGGTCGAGGGAGTCAAGCGCCCGATCCAGCTGAGCCTCGACGTCGCCCCGTGGAAGATCGGCCAGACGCTGCATGACCTCGCCTTCCGCGAAGCGATCATGGACGCCGACCGGCTGCTGGGTGACGGCACGGTCAAGCGCGCCTTCGACGACGTCTTCGGCAGCGAGTACCGAAAGACGCTCAGGCCCTGGCTGAAGCATGTGGCCAACGTGCGCAACATCGACGACGCCGCGATCAGCTGGATCGACAAGGCCATCCAGACCGCACGCACCAATACCGTGATGGTGGGCATCGGCTTTCGGCTATCCACCATCCTGAAGCACGACCTGACGGCGCTGGCCAACTCCATCGGCGAGATCGGCGCGAAGGAGATGCTCACCGCAACGCGCGACCTCTACCGACCCGGCGACGACGGTTCCAACTCCTGGCAGTTCATCTTCGACAAGTCTGCCGAGATGAAGTACCGGCAGAACGCCTATGACAAGGACATCACCGCGCAGTACGACAAGCTGCTCGGCGACAACGCCTACACGAAGTTCCAGAAGCAGGCCCAGCACTACGGGCACTTGGCTGTGTCGAAGCTCGACATGGGCACCGCCGGCCCGGTGTGGCTGTCGTCCTACCGCAAGGCGCTGGCCGAGGGCTGCAACGATGCCGATGCGGTCTACCTGGCTGACAAGTCGGTGCGCAATGCGCACGGTGCCCAGGGCATCACCGACACGGCAGCGATCCAGCGCGCGCGCGGCGCGGCGCAGTTGATCAACATGTTCTACGGGTTCTTCAACCACGTCTACAACCGTCAGCGTCTGATCGCCATGGACGCTGCCAGCGGCGTGAAGAACGCCAAGGCTGGCGCCTACCGCGAGGCCACGCGCGACTTCGCCAGCGTGCTTGCGCGCAGCTTCTGGTACATCGCGGTGCCTGGCTTGATCGAGGCGATCGTCGCCACGCAAGGCCCGAACGAGAACAAGGACGAAGGCTGGGGCGAATGGTCTGCCAAGGCTGTGCTCGGCTCGGTGCCGGCCGGCATCCCGATCATGCGCGACATCGCCAAAGCAGTGCTCGAGGGCCGCGACTACGAAGGCAGCCCGCTGGTCAATGCCGTCAACAGCGTTATCCGCGGCGGCGTCGACCTTGCCCACATCGCAAGCGGCGAGGAAACCAGCGGCAACACCGGCAAGCACATCGCTACCGCCGCAGGCCTTGTCGCGGGTCTGCCTACCGCGGCGCCTTTCACTGCTGGGAAGTTCCTCTGGGACTACGGCAACGGCGAGGCCAGCCCCGAGTCGCTCGGCGACTGGTACCGCGGGCTGACCAGTGGAAAGACCCAGCCATGACTCGGTTTCAAACGGCTCGCCAAGCCCGAACGCTGGCCACCCTCCTCAGCAGCCGGAAGGCTGAAGCGGGCCGACCCATTCCCAGGAGAACGCCATGACGTCCCCCACCACCGACCGCCGCCAGGGTCTGGTCGGCAACACGCCGATCAAGGCCGCCGTCGACTGTGCGACCACGGGGGCCATCACGCTCTCGGGCGAGCAGACTATCGACGGGTTCACGACGAACGCCTCGCGGGTGCTGGTCAAGAACCAAGCAGACGCGACGCAGAATGGCATCTGGAACTCCAGTTCAGCGGCATGGACGCGCGCTGCGGACGCTGACGGCAACTACGACCTGGACACCAACACGCTGGTGAGCGTGAAGTTTGGCGGCCAGACCGGCGCATTCTTCGGACTGTCGACGGCCGGCCCGATCACGATTGGCACGTCGCTGCTGTCATGGGTGCTCTCGGCGGGCTACAACCTGGGACTGTCCTTGCTGGGCTCGACCGGCACCGCGCTCATCGGCTGGATCCGAGCGGCGACGAGCGCGGTGGCAACGACCCTACAGAAGTGGATGGGCTGGCAGGAGATCAACGCGTTCGAGTTCATGACCGCCGCGCAGATCGCGGACTTCCAGGCCGGCACGATGACGCTGGACTTGGCGGTGCCACTGCAGGCCTGGGCTACGGCCTGCGCCTCGCAGGGTCTCGTGGGTCGACTCGGCAAGGGCACGGGCAGAACGGGCACCACCATCACTGTCGCGGCCACCACGGCGCTGCGCGGCCACGGTGCACTCTCGCGCGTGGCAGGCTGGGGTTGCGATGCTTTCACTGTGACCGGCGACCTGGCATCGATCACGGACATGGGGATATTCGGCTACACCGCAGTCGGTGTGGCCGACCCCAAGACGAACTCGGGCATCAACTGCGCTGGAACGAACGGCACGCACATCAACACGTTCACCGGCCGGAACCTGTACATGCAAGGCTGGCAGCAGTGCGTGAACTGGGCCTACACGTGGTCGTCGGTGCTGGACAACGTCACTACGGTCAATTGCACGTACAGCCTGCGCCTGTTCGGGCAATCGGTGAACAACGCCGTGAGCGACTCGCGGCTGACCGCCAACGGTGGCCAAGCCTCCATCGTGACGCGCAACGATTCGGGCACGCAGGGTGAGGGCCTGATGGTGACGAACACCCTGCTGTCTTCCGGTCAGTACGGGGTCGACAGCGACGGTTGGCTTTCCATGGGCCTCTACAACTGCGTGGTGGACCTGATTGCCAACATCGCGTTCAACTTCACCGCACAGGTCAGTGGTTTCACCTTCGATGGTCCGTGGGTGTACTCGGTCAATCGCTGCTTCAACTTCGTTGCGCTCGGAGCGCCAGCCGCTACCGAGGCGAGCATTCGAGTTGGCTACTGCACGACCACGGGCTCAGATTCGACCTTCATCTGGGGCGCCAACAACCAGGGCCTTACGCTCTTCGGCAGCTGCTTCAACAAGGCGGCGGCTGGCGGCTACCCGATTTTCCTGCAGGGCACCCGTGTATCGATCTCTGGAATCTCAATTCGAAATAGCAGCGGCAATCCGGCGATCTACGCCGGCGCGGCCGACATCCACATCAACGGCGTGGCAGGCGACACCTACGTGCAATGGGCGACGTCTCCGGTCAAGTCCGTCGCTGCAGCTGCCACTCTCGCGCTGCCTGTGCCGTATCAAGACGGCCAGATCCAGGGTGTCGTGGTCACCGGAAACACCAACATCACGACCGGGGCGAACGACGCGTCGCAGTGGACTGGCAAGACCGTTGTGCTGCAGTTCACCGGTACCCCGACAGTGACGGACGGCGGCAACTTGAAGCTCAGCGCGAACTTCGTTGCGACGGCCGATGACACGCTCACGCTATGGAGCGACGGGACGAACTTCTACGAAGTCGCGCGCAGCAACAACTGACCTTGAGGAGCTATCCATGATCGCACCCGCCGACTATGAGCACCCGATTGCGACCTGGCGCGGTCAGTGCGTCCCTGAGCGCCACGACAGCTCAGAGAGTTGGGAAATAGAGGCTCGCACCGAGGTCGAGGCGGCCATCAAACTGCGCGCCCAGCTTCGCACTGAGGACCGACTGATGCCGGCCGATCTCGAATGGAGCATGGTATGACGCCCGCCACCCGCTCGACCGATCCGGACGCCGTCACCATCGATCGCAAGATTCCTCTGTGGGGTGTCTTCGGCGTCGTCGGCGCCTTGCTGATGCAGGCGGTCATCGTCTGGAACGGGCAGAACCTGCAGGCCTCAGAGATCCGGCACCAGTCCGAGCAGATCCAGGACCTCGCCCAGCAGGTCAAAGCCATGTCAGCCCAGATTGCCGTCAAGGACGGAATCGACATCAAGCAGGACCTGCGCATCGGCGAGCTCGACCGCCGCGTGACTGTGCTTGAGGAAGCGAAGGGTGGTCGGCGATGAACTTCGACCAGGCCTTCGACGCCCTCATCGGCAACGAGGGCGGCTACAGCTTCAACTCCAATGACCCGGGCGCAGAGACCATGTGGGGCATCACCGCGAAGGTGGCGCGCCGCAACGGCTACCTGGGCGAAATGAAGCTCCTGCCACGCGACACCGCCAAAGGCATCGCAGAGCACGAGTATTGGATGCCGGCGCGCTGCGACGACCTACCGCCCATCCTGCGTTTCCAGATGCTCGACGCCGCCTACAACTCGGGGCCGCACCAGGCTGCGCTCTGGCTGCAACGAGCCTTGGGGGTGCACGACGACGGGATCATCGGCCCCGCGACGCTTGCCGCAGCCGCGGCGGCTGACCCTCTGCGCACCGGCGTGATGTTCGACGTGCTGCGCGGCGAGTTCATGACGGACTTGCCAACCTGGGGATCGTTCGGCAAGGGATGGGCCAAGCGCATCTTCCGCAACCTCCGCACCCTCGTCACCGAAAGGACTGCGCCGTGAACTTCAACTTCAAGACCGCGATCAGCTCGATTGCACCGACGCTGGCCACCATGCTCGGCGGCCCGCTGGCTGGCACGGCCGTAACCGCCCTGGAGAGCGCGCTGGGCCTGGCGCCCGGCTCGGGCGCCGACGGTGTGACTGCAGCGGTCGCTACCGGCATGACCCCTGAGACGATCGCCGCGGTGCGCGCCGCCGACCAGAAGCACCTCGAGATCATCCAGCAGCAAGGCATCGATCTCGACAAGCTCAACATCGACTTCCAGACCGCGATGGTTGCGGCCGACAACTCCGACCGCGCCAGCGCGCGCGACCGCGAGATCAAGGTGGGCGGCTGGACGACGCCGGCGCTGGCGTGGACGGTGATCGCCGGCTCGCTGATCCTGACGGCGGCAGTCGTGACGGGCCAGGTTACCAAGGACCCAACGCTCGCCACGCTTGTGGGCACGGCGCTGGGATCGATGTGGTCGGAAGCCAAGCAGGTGCTGGCCTACTACTTCGGCTCCAGCGCAGGCTCCCAGGCCAAGGACGCGACAATCGCCAACCAGGCCAAGGCGGCCGTCAGCTGACTACTTGTCGTTGGCCAGCGCGATGCGCGGAAACGGCAGCGCGAACTGCAGCCGGGCAATCACCGGCCGCTCGACGAGCAGGTGGAACGCGATCCCCACGCCTGGAGCTACCAGCAGCGCCAGCGCGTAGACCCCACTCCCCGCCGCAGGGCTGTGCAGGCCAAGTGCCATCGCTGCCTTGAAGATCGCGCTGATGATCGGATAGTGCACGAGATAGATGCTGTAGGAGGCGTCCCCGAGCAGTTGCACCTGCGGGTGGGCGCCGAAGACGTGTCCGGCGATCTCGCTGCGCACGAGGCCCAGGATCAGCACCGACGCCGCGATGCCGTACGCGATCGCCGTGGGGTTGCCGCCGCTTGCCTCGACGTGGCAAGCGACGCCGTAGCCTGCTGCGCCCACCACCGCCAGCGCCCAACCAGGGATCCGGACGTCGCGCTGGGCGAGCCGCGCGCAGCCGACGCCCAGCAGAAACAGCAGCAGGTAGTATGGGCTATTGGGCATCCACACCGCAGCCGCCATGAACGCAGCGAGCGCGAACGCCGGGTGCACTATAAGCAGGGCGAAGAGAGTGTAGAACACCATCTCCCAATGCAGCGACCACGCGACCGTTAGGATGGGCGTGGCGCCCGTTGGTGCCAGGGTCAGCGCCCGCAGCGCCTCGTATGCCGATACATTGACGACCCGGAACGCCAGGGCGAACACGAGCAGGAAGACCATCCAGTAGGTGGGATAGATCCGCACGAAGCGCTTCCACGCGAACCTGGCCAGGCGCTCGGGCCTGCCGATATCCGCCCAATGGGCGTTGGTGATGATGAATCCGCTCAGGACGAAGAAGAACTCGACGCCGGCGCGTCCCCAATCGGCGGTCAGCGGCAGGCCGAAGTACTTCTCAGCCACCGAGCCGAGGTGAAACAGCACCACCATGCCCGCAGCGACGGCGCGCGCTGCTTGAAGCGACTTGAACACGGAGTCTCCCTGGTGCGCTCTGCCGGCGCCGATTCGGGCAGTTTAGCGCGCTCCCGGTACCTCCCGACCTATCCCACCTTCGCGCTCGCATTGCCCGAGCTGGCCGCGCTGATGCCCTCCAGCGGCGTCTCTGGCTCCTGGCGCAGGATCAGCGTCCCTTCGATGGGCTCGGCATCCGGATTCTCCTCGCGGATGTCCTCCCAGCTGCAGTGGAACTTCGTGGTCTTGATCTTGCCGCGCTCCACGTAGCGCCAGCGGTAGGTTTCGACGGTCTTCATGGCTGCATGATGCCGGACCGGCTGCCCACTAAGGGACGCCAAGCCGTGGGGGAATTTTCGTCCAATATGGCGCGAAAACGACACGTTGTGCGGTTGGCGCGTTGATGCCCTTCCCTCGTGTAATATGCGTCCCTCGGTAGCGCGGAGGGGTTGCAAATCCGTCTAGTCCAGTTCGACTCTGGATCGCGCCTCCACCTATGAAAGCGGCCCCGCTTGGGGCCGTTTCTCTTTGCGGCCCGTGGGGGACTTTTCGCCCGGTCAGGCTCGCTTTCCCACCTTCCCCAGCGCGCCGGCCATGAGCTGGGTTCCGTGGTGTGCATAGCGTTTCGTGCTGGCTGAGCTCTTATGCCCCAGCACCGCACCCACCGTGGCTAGGTCGACACCGGCGTTGACCATCTCAGTGGCCGTCGAGTGACGGATGTCATGCAGCCGAACGTGCTGCAGCTTGCAGGCGGAGCGCGCCAGGGGCCAGTAGTAATCGATCTCGCTGCGCCGCGGCATCTGTATGCGACTGGCTGACGTGATGATCGGCAGCATTGGGATGATGCGTGGCTCACCGTTCTTGGAATCGTCCAGAACGAAGGAAGCGCCCGCGCGGCGAGCGCGCTGGATCTCGGCCACTCGCATGCCGGTGTAGAACGCGATGCGGATCAGCGCACGCACGCCGCGATGCCGACAGGCGCGCGCGAGCTTGACCATCTCCAGCCGCGTGATTGTCGTGCTGCGGGCGTTCTTGACCTCTGGGGCTACAACCCTACCGCCGGGATCCTGATCGCCCAGCCCGTGGCGCTTCCAGGCCCAGCGGCAGGCTGCTCGCAGGTAGGCGATCCGGTTCTTGATCGTGGCCGGCTTCAGCGCGCCGGCCTGGTCAGCAGCGTACTCGGCACAGACCGTCGCCAGGTCGTCGAGCGATTGGTCTTCCCACCAGTCCCGGGTTGCCTCGAGCTCCCGCTCGTTGTTCTCCCCGGCCTTGAGCTGAGGGACGCGCTCCTTCACGTACAGATCGACAGCTTGACCAATGGTGTGCCGAGGGCGGGCGATGCCTTGCGCGATCGCGTACAGGGCCGCGCCTTCCTTGCGGTCGAACGCGTCGGCTTCGGCTCGCGTCCAGCCTGCGGGAAGGAGCTGGCGGCGACGGACGCGAGTGCCGCCAATCCAGCGGTCAAAGTCAAAGCGCCAGCGGCCTGTCGGCTTGTCCCTGTAGATCGACATGATGTGCGGTAGGTCTCCACGTCCTCGGGAGCGAAGCGTACAGCATCGCCGAAACGGTATGACGGCAGCGTCCCGGAACGTGCCAGCTCGTAGACCTTGCGGGGCGACAGGCCCAGCAGCGGGCCGACTTGCTTGGCGTTCAGCATGGCTAGTCCTTCATCCCCTCGCCGCCAGAGCACGGATGGCATCGGCACAGTCCTCGGCGCAATATCTGAAGCTGAGTTCAGCTAGATCGCCATTCACCTCGGCCTCTACCTCAGTAATGCGCGTCTCGCACACAGCCGCCGCCTCAAGGAGAGCTGCTCGGCGAGCGGCGAGGTAGGCAGCCCGTTGCAGTCCGCACTCGCGGGAGCCGATGGGGTTGCGTTCGTAGTCGAAGGCGTTGACGACGTACCACGCCTCGAACTCGTCCCTGGTAGTTCTATTGGTCATGCTGCTCTCCGAGTGAGGCGGCTGCGCGGACGATGGCGCGACGGGTGGCGTCAGAGCGACGTGTCTCATCTTCAACTTCTTCTGTCATCCAGATATCTGCTCTCACGTTGACCGCCATGACCCATGCCTTATTGTCGAGTGGATGGTTATGCTCAATGGCGAGATGTAGCTTCACCGCGAGCCGCAGTGCATCGCCGTCGTCGATCAGTGGGTTCCAAGGCCCCCAGCCTTCATCCGTGCAAGCGACCGATAACTCACCGGCCGGCAGAAGAATGTCAGCAGCGCGTGCCGCCTTCTCAAGCAACGTGCGGTCGGTGTCAGTCATGGGGATTCCTTCGGCTGATTGAGCGGATGTTGAGTCGTCTGATCCGCAATGAACTTGGCGCGGCGACGGCGCTGGACGATGTTGCGTGCTTCCTCTGTGGCTTGGAATGGAGGCGTACCTTCGCGGATCAAGCGCGCGGCTTCGTGTCCGACCTCTGCCTCCCACTGGTCGATTGCTTCTCGCAGTTCGCGATTCATGGGGATTCCTCAGTAGGGGTGGCGGCGGGCAACGAGGGCATAACCTCAGCTAAGTCGTTGATTTCTCTGGCGTCTGCGTCGGCGGGGAAGGCATACAGCAGTGTTCCCTCTAGTGGTTGTTCGCCGAGCCAGATGATGATCGCCATGTCTCGCAGCGATCCGGTGTGCTTCTCAACTCGTGCTATCGGCTTCTGCTCACCCCCTTCAAGGTGAGCAAGGAGGGCGGCTCGGGCTGCTTCACCGTCTGCCGAACTGATCTTGCCGGTGTTGGCGGCCAGAGCTTCGTGGATCGCTTCGACGACCCAGGCGTCGGCCAGCTCCATGGCCTTGCGTGTGAACTCATTCATGGCTGATCCTTTTCAGCTTTGCGACCGAGGTGCGGACAACCTCAAAGACTTCGACAGGGCCTTCCTCGACGTACTGACGGGCGTAGCTCATCGCCTCGGCAAGCGCGCGAGTGCGCGACCCTGATGCCGATGCAGCGCACATTTCCTCGCCGTCGCCATAGGTCAGTATGACGACGAATTCGCTTGCCGCCTCTTCGCTCACTGCAGGCTGCACCAGAGCCAGGATGGCGTCTCGACCGGCAGACCAGAAGATGGATTGCGCGCGATCTGCGTGCTGGCGGACGATGAACTCCACGGCGTCCATGGCCTTGAGAACTTCGGCCAGCCTTGTTGCTTGGTTGCTCACGTTGATTCCTTCGTGGGGTTTTGCTTGAGGCCGCGCCAGTCGTCCCAGCAAGGGCAAATGTCGTGGGGATGTCTCTTCGCCCATTCGATGGCTTTGCGAGGCGATCTGCCACCATAAATCCAGTGGCGACCGTCCCAGAACTGAAAGGCCGGGAATCCGTAGCCATTGCGTTCATAGACTCCGACTCGGGCCGGCATGATCTCGAACGGGTACCACGGTGTACGCGCATGGCTCACTTCCCCACCCCCTCGTCCGTCGAAGCCCGGGCGGCGTCGATGGCGGCGTCGAGGTTCTGTCCGTCGATATAGACCGCCGTCGTGTTGAAGGCCGTGGCCCTGTCTTGTCTAACGCACAGTGACGTTGGAGGGTTATTACGCAGCCACCGATAACGTTCAGCGTCCGCCCGCAAGGCTTCGACTTCCGTCTCTGCCGCCACGAGTTGTGCACAGAACTCTGACGCCGCGCACTCGCACCGGCTCATGGCAAACGCTGCGTTGCGTTCCTCGGTCAGCAGCGCGACTTCCCTGCGCAGTTCCTCAATGACCTGAGCGGATTCTGCGAATACGGACAAGCCATACTCGGTGGCGAGGATCTTGTACAGGCTCAGCCGCTCGACTTCCCTGCGCAGCTCAGCCAGCCTCGACACTTCGGCGGGGGCAGGAGCCTGGCGAGCATGGTCGGCCGCAATGATGGCGCGGAAGAATTCGTAGTCGAGCGGTGGCCGGTCGCACGACACCACATCGGCGTAGTGCTCGTCCCACACGGTGAAGAGTTCGTCGTCGGTCAGTTCGGTCATGGTGTTTCCTTCAGGGCTTGAGGGCGGCGTCGATCTGTTGAAGCAAGGCGACTTGAATTTGATCGGCAAACTTGTCAGCCGGATCGGGCGTACCGCCGAAAGCGGTGACCTGAGCGCGCGCATTGCTCAACGCTTCCCGCATCCGCTCCACTTGCGCTTCCAGCTTGGCGTTGTGTGCCTGCGATTCGGCAAGGAGGCGAGTCACGAGGGCAACGGAATAGCCTTCGACAAACCCGTCGTCCATTCGGAACTTCACAAGATCAGGCTCGGGCAGCTCCATCCCCGCCCCGCTGGCGTTATCGGTGTTGGTGGTCATGTCGTTGTCTCCTGGGAGGGGGTTAGCGCTTGAGGTCGGGGTTGTAGTGGGCAGGGATGTCCGCGCGGCCGGCCTTCCAGCGAGCGAGAAGGCTCTCGATCATGTCGGCCCCATCCTTGCGTTCGCAGTTGCTGACGTACTGCGCCACACCATCGCACTGGACGATGAGAACGAATGAGACGGGCTCGCCAGCGGCAGCGGCCAGAGCCCCTTGCACGCCTTCGGCAAACAGGCTCAGCCTGACGGATGCGCTACTCACTTGCGATTCCTCCGACGCGACTTCGCGGCGATCTTCTCCAGGCGCTTTTTCTTCGCCCAGACAGCCAGAGGCGTGCGCGACATGAGGTTGACCTGAGCCTCGGGCTCGCCGCGCAGTTTGCGCACAGCCTCCTGTGCCAGATTGGCCGGAATGCGCTCGTACTCCGAGAGCTTGCGCATCAGTTTCGACTGCGTGTCGGGATCATCCATGTCGGCGATCAGGTGTCCGGTGTTCGGGTTCACGGTTTCTCCTACTAATATCTGTGGGGCTTGGGGATCAGCGGGCTAGGGGGTGGCTTTGGCGTCGTCCGGCTTCATGAACACGAGCCAGTGCGTCATGCCACGCTTGCCCGAGACTTGACCGAACAGCGGTTGGTGAGGCGTCAGCGCCAGCAGATAGGCGAGCTTGATCTGCGTCTCGTTCCACTTGAAGACGAGCACGCCATCCGTGGCCAGCACGCGGAAGCACTCGGCGAAGCCGGCGCGGAGATCTTGGCGCCAGTCGTCGCTGAGCTTCCCGTACTTCGCAGCCAGCCACGAGCGCGGCCCGGCTTGCACGAGGTGCGGCGGGTCGAACGCCACCAGCTTGAACTGGCCGTCCGGGAACGGGAGCGAGCGGAAGTCCATCAGCGTGTCCGGCTCGATGCGGATCGTGCGCAGGCCTGACGCGTTGCCCCGGCTGTTGTCGGTTACGGTGATCGCCTCAGCACGCTTATCGCCGAACACGACGTCGGGATGCTGCTGATCGAACCACATCATCCGACTACCGCAGCACGGGTCGAGGACTCGTTTGCTCATCTCTCACTCCTTGGTTGTTGCTTGGGGGTCAGGGGCGGCGGGCGGCCTGCTCGCGATTCGAGTCAAGGCCACGCATCAGGCCGCGGACGAACGACATCTGCCGCTTGGCCGAAGCCTCGATGTCGGCCACTTCCTCAGCGGTCGGCTCGTAGTCCTCGTCCTCCATCGGCTTCCACTCGGCGAAGAACTCGCGCAGGTCGTCGGCCGCCAGCGGATGACGCTTGATCGCGGCTTCGAGCTTTTCGGGCGTCGGGCCGCTATCTCCGAAGACCATGTCGTCCTTCAGCTCCTGCAGCAGGCGATCCGTGCCATCCAGCTCGAACGTGCGGGTCGGGTACTTGGCAGCGAGTTCAGCCGGCGTCGTGGAGTCGGGCGAGACGTGCATCAGCCGCGTGCGCTCCTTGTCCGAGCCCAGGCTGATCCACAGGCTGCAGACGCCAGCGTCTTGAAGGCGGGCGGCGTAAATCAGAAAGTCGTTCATCTCGTTCTCCAGTAGGTTTAGGGGATCAGGAGGTCAGGCGGCTGAGCCCCAAGGCTTCAATGCGCAGCGGCAGCGGTCTTCCGCTTGGCCGCGGTCTTGCGGGCTGCCGGCGTCTTCTTCGCCGCACCCTTCGGGCCGTTCTTCTTCACGTCGGCCAGGACCGCGTCAGTGGCGTCCTTGGGCGCCTCTTCCGGCGGCTGGGACTTCTGGTCCGGGCCCGAGCCTTCGCCGCCCTTGGGGAAGGGCCACTCCTTCTCCGGCTTGCCGGACTGGACGAGTTCCGCCGCCTGCGCCAGCGTCAGGCCTTTGGCATTGGCTGCGCGCAACTGCGCCGGCGTGAGGGTGACCTCCTCGATCTCACGCTGGCCGCCGTCGACGTCCGGGCAGTGCTGCGTCATCGGCAACTCGATCGCCTTCATCCCGGAGAGCTTGCCGCGGATCGCGTCGGTGAGCGAAGGCGCGTCGACGCACCACTGCACCTGCGCGCTGGCGCCTTCCTGAGACTTGAAGGACACGCGGTGCACGAGGCAGTCCGACAGCTTCAGGTTGCTGGAACCGCCCAGGCCGCGGTCGAACTCCACCGTGCATCCGGTCTGCTCGTAGACCCAGGGGATGCGCTTGACGTGCTTGCCGATCTCGGTGAGTTCGAGCTTCTCGATGCCGTCGAGGTCGCCTTGGTCTTCGGCCGGTGCCTTCTGCGCGAGCCAGGCGGGGAGCTTCGCATCGAACATCGCCAGCGCGGCGATCGGAAAGGTTGCCTGCAGGAGCAGCTGCGCGCCGTGCAAGTCGTTCTGCTCGCGGTTCTTCGCGGCAAGCGTGTGCATGTCCAGCACGCGGACGTTGGTGAAGGTGTCGATCTCAAACAAGTCGTTCTCCTGGTGAAGGTGATGTGGTGGGGAGGGCCGGTCGTTACCCCGGCGATGTGTTTCGACTTCACCCAAGGGGAGCGGTCTGCGGCCACCTACCTGCCTTAAGGATCCGGGCTGAGCTTTTCGTCCACCGGCGGACTAGCGCGTCTCCGATCTCCGCGCTGCCTCCCCGAAACTTCAGGCCTCGTCCGCGCCGGCCGTCTCGGCCACCGGGTCGGGGTGGTACTTCTTGAACGGCAGCGGCTTGATGTGCTCGCCGTGGAATTTGCCGATCGACTCCGCGCCGATGAACTCCGCGTGCATCACCGGCGAGATGTCGGGGTAGCAATAGATCGGGCCCGGCGCGCCGTCCTTGCGCTTGAAGGTGACGGCGAGCGTGGCCGTGTCCTTGTCGTAGCCGATGGCCTGGATCAGGTTGCTCTCGACATTGACGAGCGGGATCTGCGGGCGCGGGCCGGATTCGAACGACTGGGCGGCGGGAAACGTCTTGGGCATAGGATCTCCTCAGGTGGTTGCGGTGGTGGCCTCGATGGCCGGGTGGGACTTCTTCAGGCGACGCGGGTCGACGTAGCGCACCGCCTCGCGTTCGTTCATCTCAAAGCGGAAGGCGACGTTGAACTCGGCGACCGCGGTGTCGATCACCTCGTCGATGAACTTGGCGTACTCGCGCACGCCGAGCTTCTCGGTAGATTTGCGCACGCGGCGTGGCGTGGCACGCTTGGCGCCGGGCATCTTGACCATCTCGTACTCCGGGTCGCGCTCAAGGATCAAGCGGCGGAAGTACTCCTTCCAGACCTCGGTGGTGAACCGCTCGCCGTTGACGCGCACCTGCTCGGAGATCTGGTTCAGGACCGGGCCGTGCAGGAACTTGCGCTGCTGTATGCCGACAGGCTCCAGGGCCACTGATACGGTGAGCAGCACCTGCTCGCCGTTGTCCAGAAGGCACCGGGCCACGTTCATCGCGTTGATGAAGTGCTCGCGCGCGGCGCCTGCGGTGCGCAGCGTGGCCCGGTATTCGTCGTGGAGCGCCATGGCTCAGGCCGTCTCGAACAGCGCAGCGCGCGCGGCGTTCTGGATCTTCTCGACGTGCGCCTGCAGCCGGAAGCAGAGGATGTCGAACTGGCTCTCGGTGAACAGCCGCGAGCCCCGCGGGCCTGGGGCGCCCTCGATACCGAACTTGACCATCAGGGCGCCCGGCACCGTGAACTCCAGACGCTCGCTGATGGCACCGAGGTTCAGCGTCGCGGGCTCGTCGGCGCGCGGCGCTGGCGCAGAGACCATGGCGCGGCCAGCAGCCGACTCGCCGCGGTCGAGGATGCTGGTAGCTGGGGCCGCGACCTGGGGCGCCGGAACAGCCGCCGCCGCCGCCGCGCGAGCCTTCAGTTCGGCCTTGACCTCCTCCTCGCAGCGGATGCGCTCGCGCTCGGCCTCCTGGCGCTTCTCGTGCTCGGCCAGCCGGTTGGAGATCACCGCGGCCAGGTCGTCGGGCGCCTTCAGTACCAGCTGCGCGATGTCGGCGAACAGGGCGGCATGCGCCTGGTGCGCGGCCAGCGTGGCCAGGTTCTGCTGGATGCGCTGGTAGTGGCCATTGGCCTCGATCTTGACGCGCGCCAACTCGGTGTCGACGGCATCGCGCAGGCTCGCCACCGTCCGCTTGTTCTTGATGGCACCGGCGAAGTCCGCCGCGATGCGAGGCAGGTACGAGCACTGCATCGCACGCAGGTGCTCGGCGAAAGCAGCCACGCCGCCGGCGACGATCTCGCCCTTGATTGATTCCTTCTTCGACGCGACCAGCTTCGTCAGCGCCAGCCGCTTCTGGCGGAACTCCTCGCGCACCTGGTCGATGGTCTTGAGTGCTTCGTCGATGCTGGTGGTCTGGGCCAGCATGTTCGACTTCGTCGCGTCGAGCAGAGCCTCGGCCTTCTCGCAGCCCTTGACCATGTTCTCCGCGGTCGCGAAGTCCTCGTCGGTCTCCAGCGTGGTGCTGATGCTCGCCACGAGCGCGCGCGCCTTGCCGACCCATTCGCCCAGGTTGCTCTTCGTGACGGAGCCCTCGACGAGAACCTGCAGGGCCGGCAGCGACTCCATCGTCGCACCGGAGGGCTTCGGCGCCTCGGCCGGCGGCAGCTCATAGTTGGCGAGGTCGCTCCAGAACTGCTCCCAGCCGCGTTCAAGCCGTTCGAACCAGGCCGGGTCAGGCCGCACCTCCATGGACACCAGCTTCTCGGGCGTCCCGTCGGACACGCCGAACACCAGCACGTCGGCATCGGTCACCAGCAGCACCTGCTGGCACTGAGGCATGTGCTCCTCGGGCAGCACGCCGGCCGCGACGCTGGCCGCCAGCGCGTCGTTCCACTGCTTGTGCTCCCAGGCCACGCGGCCGGTCATCGTCAGGCCATCGGTGGACGCGCTCATCCGACCCTTCGAATAGACGACGGGGTAAAGCTCTTCGCCCAGCAGCCCCTCGAAGATCGGCCGCGCGAGCGCCTCGACCTCGTGCCCGTGACCCAGCACGTGGGTCTGCACCCAGTCGCTGAACTCCTTGGCGATGCCGGTGTGCTTCATGCGCAGCAGCTCGGAGCGCTTGACCTTGGTGGACAAGCCCAGCATCGCTGCGGCTTCGCTGGCGCCTCCGCGTTCCAGGCGGAACTGCAGCCACGGATCGCTGCCCGGGACGAGGTTGTGGATCTGGGGCTTGCTCATTGCTGCGGCTCCTGGGTGTCGGCCGCGGGCTCGCCGTCGACCGGTTCGTTGTCGAAAACCTCGAGGTCGCGCAGCGTCTTCTTCTGCTCCTCGGATAGCATCCCCTTGGTGGACAGCATCCCGATCATTCGGTCAGCGGTGTGGCGGCCAGACCGGATCACGATCGTCCACTCGGGCAGGTTCGCGTCGAAGCGCTCCTGCGGGTAGGGCTGGAGGGCCGCGGCTGCGGTAGGGGTCGGTGCCGGTGGCGCCGGAGGTGCGGGCGTAGCCACCGGCTCGGCATAGCCGCCGTCGAGAGCTTTGCCTTCCATCTCCTCGGCGGCCGGCTGCGAGCCGATCTCTGGGAACGCTTTGCGCAGGGCTTGAGCCTCCGCGCACTTGGCGAGTTGCCCGTAGGGACGCTTCGTCCACATCGCGTTGGGAGCGATCGACTTGTCTTGGCCGCCCCGGACTGCGTAGTTCTCCTTCCAGAGTTCCTTCGCAGTGAAGGTGTCGACCTCGCCGGTGGGCTGTCGGCGCAGCACGCTCACGCGGCACCACGCCGGATAGGTGATGGGTTGGCCGCCAATGTTCTCCGTCACGTCAGGGCCGAACTCCGGCTCGGTGACGCCGGCGCAGCCGCTGCGCGCGGCCTGCACGCGGTACATGCCGATGCCGGGCATCACGACGTCTCGCATCGCCTTGGCCTTGCCGTCCCACATCGGCACGATATGGACGGGCTTCTGCATCGGGTCCAGCCCAGCTACCTTGCAGTAGCCCAGCACCATGCGGATGCTGTCGTGATTGGCCCCAGGGTAGAGCGAGGAACCGAGGACGCGCAGGAGCTCCTCCTCGGGTAGAGCGAGCGACGTGCGCTCGCTGGTGGTCACAGCGTTCATGCTTGTCTCGGTTGAGGGTTGAAGGTCAGGACTTGAAGCAGTGCGCGCCGAACAGGGCGAGAAGCCCCGCAAGCGCAGCAGAGGCGCCGACCGCACGGGCAACAGCCCAGCGGCGCACGCGCGCAAGGAAAATGCGGTCTTCGGGCGACTGCACGGGCGCAGCGATCACCCGGTTCGGGTCGAGGCCGATATCGCAGTCCATCTCCAGGATCTGCGTGTCGGGCACCGCGCGCTCGTTGTGATCCCAGTGGCCCGGGAAGAAGCGACGGCCTGGGGTGACGGCGCGGGTCACGACGAACTCCCGGTGGCCTTGGCGATGGCGTCGCGGGCGATGTCATCGCACTCGTCGGCGTCCAGTTCGCCGCCCATGGCGCTCTCGACGTTGGCGCTCAGGGTGTCGACAGCCCAGCCGTCGCAAGCGCGGAGGCAGGCTTCGGCGGCTTCCATCGCCTCGCCGCGCAGGGCGACCGCATTGGCATCCGACGACTCCAGGAGCGCCATCGCCGAGGCGCCTTGCATGGCCTGAGCCAGCGGCGACTGCATCGCGCTCGGCCACTTCGCTGCCACGTAAGAGCGCACGTCGTCTGCATTCAGCAGGGCGACCGATGCCATCAGCTTGCCAGTCGAATCGAAGACCGGGCCGTAGACCGGCGTGTGCTTCGCGTCAGCCATGGCTCACCTCGGGGCAATCGACGACGAGCATTCCTTCGAGCGGCTCACGATGGCGCGGCATGGTCTGCGAGTACTCGCCCATGTCGTCCTGCATCTCGTAGTCCGGCTGGGCGCGTGCGAACTCCAGCACCGGCGGCGGCGAGCACGGGCCAGGCTTGCGCTCGTCCGGCAGCGGACAGGGGATTGGGGCGAAGCGCGCGTTCATTGCGGCGTCTCCCATTCATCGGGCATGCCGGTGAACCACACGAGCAAGCTGTGTAGCAGCTGCGCCATCTCATTTCTCCCCGCGCTGTCGGTGTGCAGCGCGCGGATTGATTACACCAAACGGTGTCTCTGGTGTCAACACCATTCGGTGTTGAGTCTGGCGAGATGAGGCCTGAAGCTAGGGACGGGCGTGAAAAAGCCCGCACGCGGCGGGCTTGTGGGATGCGCGAAGGGGCGTCACTGCCGACGCCACCCGCGTTCCTCCATGCAGGCGTTGAAGACCTGGAGGCGGTCGAACTCGCTCACCGGTGCTGCGGAACTCTTCCCCAGGCACTGGCCGCGGTCGTAAGCGAACTCTGGTGCGGTGCCACCGGGCCGATCCCAGTGAGGCGCTCGGACAGGCCGCTCGGACACGCAGCCAGACAGGACAACCATCAAGACGAGGTAGGGCGAAATGCGCATTGTCATCCCATCAAGAAATCGTTCGTCGCGGGCGCAGTACGAACGCCATGACCGCGACGATGCGCATGGCCGGATCTTTCAAGCTCTCGAAGGAAGCGAAGTCCGAATTGGTGGCAGCCGCAACCCAGCCCCCAGCGGGATTCTGACGATAGCGCCGGTAGTGGTATTCCCCGTTCCCCAGGTACACCAGCACGTCATCCCCAAAACGCGGTACGAGCTCGCGATCGAGTTCGACGGTCCATCCAGCGCGCGCCTCGGGCTCCATCGCGTCATCTTCAAGTTCGACGCGTAGCTGCATCGGCAGCTCGTCCGGTTTCATGGTCTTCATGGCTCCCCACCTCATAGTTTGGGGAGCCAGCTTGGCCCGGCCGGGGCTCAGTGGATGAGCCGGCTTGGTTCGCGAAGGAGGCTGGTCTAGCGCCAGCTCCGGCAATTGAAGACCCTCTTCGATCTCACGCGCGATCTTTTCCCCGAACGACTTATCTTCGTCACGCAACAGGTCTCGCCAATAGGGGTAACTCTTCCCCAGGTCGCGGACAAGCTCTGTTGGTCCGATGCCTCGGGCCTCGAGCACCTGGCGCAAATTGAGCCGGCGGATGGTCTTCATGTCCATGGTGTTAGTTGACCTTGCCGGTTACACCATGTGATGTTGACCAGACAACACCAAATGGTGTAGTCTGGAGGTATGAAGCTCAAGCCCTACCTCCAGTCGCTCCCCGACGCCGGTGCCCGCGAGGCCTTCGCCACGCGATGTGAAACCAGTGTCGGCCATCTCAACAACGTGGCTGGCGGCTTCAAGACATGTTCTACGGAACTCGCCGTCGCAATCTGGGAAGCGTCGGGTGGCGTCGTCACGCGCCAAGAGCTCTGCCCAGACAACTGGTGGAAGCGCTGGCCTGATCTGCGCGACCAACCGGTACAGGCGCAGGGCTGAACGATGGCCTCTATCCGATTCGTGGCTGCGGTGGCGCTCGTCGCCATCGGTGCCGCGCTGTACCTCACTGCCGCCCCCACCGACGCGCAGCTCACCGCCAGCGTGCTGGTGGGAGGGGGCTGAGCCATGCGTTGCCCAATCTGTGTCGACGACGGCTACTCCCTGGCCGGACTGCAGCTTCATGTGGAGGACGAGCACCCAGGGGACCTGCCGCACCTGCAGGTCGTAGTGAGGAGCCACGTCCCGTTGCGCGAGCTTCGCGGATCGTCCTGGCCGGTCTTCTCCGCCGGTTTCCCTGGCGTCGACATTGATGCCGTCCACCGGAAGCAGAGCTGACCCATGCGCGCTCATCGCTGCTTCCTAAGCGCGGCCTGCGCCTGCTTGATCAAGCGATCGAGCAGTTCGCGCACCGCCTCGTGGGCCCAAGCCATGTCCGATGTGTTGTTCGTGTCCATGGAAAAAATTTTGGCCGCGAGTGCCTCTCAACACGTCTCAACTGAATTGCCGGAGGTTGTGTGACCCAGGTCGCCATACCCGTGGAAGTCAACCTCGCCGAGGTTGCGCGCAAGCGTGATCTCGGCCAAGCCATCGCCCTGTGCGCTGAGCTGGGGGGACTCGAGCCCAAGCAGATCAAGGTCGATGGCAAGTTCGTCGACAAGGCTCAGTGGTCGCGCTGGATCAGCGGCGACGAGGGCATCAAGTGGCCCAAGCTCTACGACCTCATGGACCAGTGCGGCAATGACGTGCCGGTGCTCTGGATGGCGCACGCGAGGCACTACGACCTCCACAGCCTGCGCCACCGTGAGACGAAGCTGGAGCGCGAGAACCGCGAGCTGCGGGAGGAGAACGCGGCACTGCGGCGCGCGATGCGGAGTACGCTGGGATGACCGTCGCCGTCCTCTTCGCCCGCGCCGACAGCATCTACAAGACGATGCCGGAGTGCGACGTCTACGACATCGAGCGCGATGCGCGCACCTGGCCGGGCGGCTGCCCGGTCGTGGCGCATCCGCCGTGCCGCGCGTGGGGCGAGCTGCGCCAGCACGCGAAGCCCCGCGAGGACGAGATGGATCTCGGCCTGCGCGCGGTGGATGCGGTGCGCCGCTGGGGGGGGGTGCTCGAACATCCGAAGCGTTCGCACCTCTGGCTCTATCGGCTGATGCCAGGACCGCTGCAAGGCTTCGACGAGTTCGGCGGTTGGACTCTCCCGATCTCGCAGTTCTGGTTCGGGCACCGCTGCGAGAAGCAGACCTGGCTGTACATCGTGGGCTGCTCGGCGATCGACGTGCCGCGCATGCCGATGGCGCTCGGCGATGCCCCACGCAAGATTTCGCATCGCACGGGTCTGCGCAAGGGCATGCCGGGCTACCGACCGCGGATCGGCGAGGCCGAGCGCGAGCACACCCCGCCGGCGCTCGCCCGCTGGCTCGTCGACCTGGCCGCGCGCTGCGCGGTGAAAGCTGAGGCTGCAGCTTGAGCGTGGAGGCCATCAGCTGGGCCCTTGCTCAGCCTCTCGACCGTTCGTCCGCCAAGTTCGTGCTGGTGGCGATGGCCAACTGCGCCAACGCGGACATGACGTGCTGGCCTTCGGTTGCCTACCTAAGCGAAGCCACGTGCCAGGACCGCAAGACGGTGCTGGAGAACATCAAGCGTCTCAAGGACATCGGGATCATCCGCGCGACCGACGAGCGCCGCGGCAAGACGGGTCAGGTGACCGTCTACCTGATCGATCAAGAGTACCAAAAGCGGGACGCTTCAACGGTACCGAAAACGGCACCAGTACCGAAAACGGTACCGGTACCGAAAACGGACGCAAAGAGTCCCGTTTTTCCCGCCAAAGAGTCCCGTTTTTCCGCGGAAACAGGCCCGAAAACGGGACACGGAACCGTAAGGGAACCGTCAATTGAACCGTCAGGGAACCGTCAGAAGGTAGATCGGCCCGACGACGTCTCGCCGGAGGTCTGGGCCGACTTCAGTCGCCTCCGCACCGCGAAGAAGGCGCCGATCAGCGCCACGGCCATCGCTGGCATCAGACGCGAGGCCGACAAGGCCGGCTGGTCGATGCAGTCGGCTCTCGAGCAGTGCTGCGAGCGGGGCTGGACCGGGTTCAAGGCCGACTGGGTGCGAGAGCAGCCAGCCGGGGGACGCGGCGCCCCCGTGCCGGTCAACCGTCAGGAGGCGATCGAGCAGCGCAACCAAGCCGTCGGCAAGCGCTGGGCGGCACAGCAACAGGAGGTCTTCGATGACGCCCCATGACCGTGAGGGCTTCGCGGCCCTCATGACCCAGGCCCTGGCGTTCTACCGCCAGGACGCCAGCGACTTCGCGCTCAGCGTGTGGTGGGAGGCCTGCAAGGGCTTCGACCTCGAGCAGGTGCGCAAGGCGCTCACCGCTCACGCCATGGATCCGGAGCGCGGCCAATTCGCTCCGAAGCCGGCGGACATCGTGCGCCAGTTGCAGGGCACGCACACCGACCGCGCGCTGATCGCGTGGGGCCGCGTGTGGGAGGCCATGCAGTCGACGGGCGCCTACCAGTCGGTGGACTTCGGCGACCCGATCATCCACGCGGCCATCGTCGACATGGGCGGCTGGGTGTCGCTGTGCCGCATCGATCTCGACGACCTGCCGTTCGTCCAGAAGCGCTTCTGCGACGCCTACCGCACGTACAGCGCCCGCGGCAAGCCCGACGCGCCGCTGCGCCTGGCCGGCGAACACGAGATCGCCAACGCCAAGCTGGCGCTGCCTCCGGCGGCCAAGACCGTGCTCCTCAGCACCGCGCCCAGCGTGCCCGCTGCGCCCAACTCGCGGAGGCTTCAATGACCCGCGCCCGCGCCAAGCCCGAGGAGCAGCAAAGCTCCCTCCTGTGCTGCGTCGACGGCTGCACGAAGCGCTGGACGTCCGACTTCGGCCGCCGCCTGTGCAGCGACCATCTTCTCGGCGTGTGCGCCACCAAGCCGCTGCCGCTGCCCACCCGTGAGGCCGTGCGCCCGCACGCCGAGGTGGCCGACCGCGACGACCCGGTGGAGTTCTGATGCTGCGCGCCGCCATCCCCATCGAGGCAGCCGTGCCGCTGCACCTGGCGCGGTGCAAGCCCTCCACCCCCTGCGGTCAGGCCGAGCACTGTGCGCGCCGCGACGCCGCCCTGTGCGATCGCCGCGCAGCTCCCATCGACGGCACGTTGCTGCGCCACGCCTGCGGCGCGTTCTGCCCGCTGTTCGTCGACGCCCGTGGCACAGCCCTGGAGGCCTCGACGTGATCGCCACCGTCCCCGTCCGCGCCTGCACCGTCTGCAAGCAGCTCTTCGAGCGCCGCAGCACGATGCACGTCGTCTGTTCCTACCCCTGCACCGTCAAGCTGGCCAAGCAGAAGGAGCGCGACGCCAAGCAGGCCGCCGCCGCCGACCGCCGCCGCACCCGCGCCCAGCTCGAGGCCCTCAAGCCCCGCAGCAAGTGGCTCAGCGAGGCCCAGGCCGCGTTCAACTACTACGTCCGAATGCGTGACGCCCACCTGCCGTGCATCAGCTGCGGCAAGGCCGCCAACGGCACCGGCTCTTGGGACGCCGGGCACTACTTGACCGTGGGCGCCCGCCCCGAACTGCGCTTCAACGAGGACAACGTCCACCGCCAGTGCGTCAAGTGCAACCAGCACCTGCACGGCAACCTCGTGCTGTATCGCCTCGGCCTGATCGAGCGCCGGGGCCAGGAAGTCGTGGCGCTGCTTGAAGGCCCGCACCCGTCCGCCAAGTACACCGTGGATGAACTTCGAACCATCCGCGACACCTACCGCCGCAAGGCCAAGGACATGAAGCAGCAGCAACTGGAGAAGGAGACCCTCGTATGAAGTTCGATCTCAAGAACGGCGAGCACGCGATCCCACGAGTTCCAGGCCTGACGCTTCGCGTCGCGGGTCGCAATCGAAGCTTCATCCTCCGATACACGGCGGAGACTGGCCGTCGGCGCGAGATGGGTCTGGGGGCTTGCCGAGCTCGCACACTGACCGAGTACCTCCGCGAGAGGACGATGGCCATCGACTTGGCAGTGGATGCCCGCGAGGTTTTGCTCCGCGGGGTCGACCCCATCGATGCTCGTAAGCAGCGGAAGGCCGATCTTCAGAAGTCGCTGGCCGCTGTTCGTGAGTGCACCATCCTCTGGGCTGCGCGCCGCTTTCACGAGCGGATGGTCGACCTCAACAAATGGTCGGACAGGTACCAGCGCCAATGGATATTCAGGTTCGAAGCTGACTGCCCAGACTGGGTCAAGGCGCTTCCGGTGTCCGAACTCGATGCGCACGACGTCATAGCGTTGACTGCGGAACTCCCGCTGGGCGAGAAGCGCATCAACGACCTGCGCCAGCGCCTATCGAAGGTGCAGGCTTGGCTCGTTCAGCACCGGTATGTCGACAAGAACGGCGCCGCCGTGACAGCCAACGTGCGCCCGAAGAGCGCGGCTCTCCTGGATGAGGTCGGCTCCCCGAGGTTCGTGCGCCGAAGGACGGTTAGCACGCAAGTTAGCGACGAGGTTAGCAAGCCGTGATTTCTGCTAACTCACCGGGCGTCATGCGCCTGAATCCGCACGACGTCACACGCCAGTTTGAGGCAGCCTTGTGCCTCTACACCGGCGCTCGATTCGCTGTCACGACGACCTCCTGCACCCAGGCCCTGTTGATGTGCTGCGCATGGCTTCGCAAGGAATGGTGCTTCCACCACATGACGATGGAGCCGCCCACGTTGTCGATGCCCAAGCGCAGCTACGTGGGCGTGCCCGCCAGCATCCTCAACGCCGGCTGCACCGTAAGCTTTCGCGACGAGGACTGGCAGGGCGAGTACCAGCTGCGTCCGTTCCCGCTGTGGGACTCCGCGCGGCGCTTCACCTCGGGCATGTTCCGCCCCGGCCAGATGCAGTGCGTGAGCTTTCACTGGTCGAAGATCCTGGGGCTCAGCCAGGGCGGGGCGATCCTGCACGACGACCCCGAGGCTGATGCGTGGCTACGCCGCGCGCGCTTCGACGGCCGCCGCGAGGGCGTACCGGTCGACCAGGACGACATCCAGTTCCCTAGCTGGCACGCCTACCTGTCCCCTGAAGTCGCGGCACAGGGCCTGATGAAGCTGACGCTTCT